GTACCGCATAGTTGCGATAAAAAACTCACTTTCAGCAGACGCTTGCCGAATCTGCGTGTCAGTGATTGCCGAATCTATTGCCAGCCCATTGAGTGTCTGGTCGTTTGCCATCGCTTCTTCCACCTCAACAGTAATTGTGTCCAAAGTGCTTTCTGCGGTGCTTCCTTTGGCTACTGCTTCAACCACTAGGTCGAGGGTTCTCTGCTGACGGTTCTGAATGCCAATCTCTAAGCGTTCAATGCTTTCTGAATTCGCGTAAATCAGCAGCCCAGGCAAATCACTGGTTGCGATTGGATAAGTTCTTGATAGAAAGACATTGCTTCCTGTTGTCGCTAGTCCTGTCAGAACCGTTTGGATTCTTGCTTTGATTTGCGCTCGTTTATGCGCCATTACACACCCAACATGATTTGCGTCATGCCTGTCCCATCGGGCTGAATCCCTCGAACCGTGTAGTTGACTGCGCTGATTGTCAGCGTGTCGCCATGCGCTAGGCTGGAAACGTCAGCGGTTCTTGCCAGCAGTGTTGGCTCTGAGCTTTCCACTTCTGACTCGTCCAAATCGACTGCCAGAAAGTCATTGTCAAAAATGCCTGTGAAGGTGGTTGCGTCCGCCTTCGTTACGGTTGTGCCGTAGTCTGCCAAAAGTGCTGTTCGATCAGCAGCAGTTTCCACGCTCATTTGGCTTTAGGCTTTCGTGCGGTTTTAGTAGTTCGAGTGGTCACTGGTGGGGCTTCTGCTTCGTCTAAGCCTTTGGCTCTGTTTTCGTAAACAACAGCCTTGCCCATGTTCACCAGTTGCTGTGCTTCTTTTGGGTCAACGCTAATCACCTGTCCAACTCGAACAGGTCCACCGTTTGCCACCGTGCCTCTGATAATTTGAATCTTCATTGAAATATTCTCTGAAGTCGTTCGTTGTACACAATCACTCTTGCTGGATTCTGCATTAAGTCTCTTGCCTCAATCCATTTACCTTGTTGGTCTTCTTGGACTCTTGTTGGCTTTTTATCTAAATCCCACTGATGCCAGTAGCGCCTTGGTCCGGTGTAGAAATCGACGCCACAAATGTGAATCTCTGAGTAACCCAAAAAGTCTGCTGTCCAAAGTGCTTCTGGTCCGCTGAGTCTGATGAATGGGACAATTCCACCGTGAATATCTTTGTCTCTTAGATTCTTTGGGTCATGATGAATAATGCTCGGTGAATCGTACTCTTTAAGGTGTTGAACCATCCGAACGTCGTGAGCATAACACCAAGCCAGCTCGCCAAGAAAAAGTAAGCCGTGATTATTGACTCCGGCTAAGTCGTAATCTTTTGAACCTATCCGCGCCTTGGCTTTCGCTAGGTCTGAAGGCGCAGAAGGTCCACCACACAAGAGAATACAAGGTCGGGCAGCACCCCAACCTTGTAACTCATCTAGCTGATACACTTACGCAACGGTCACATCCTGCGCTGCCGCGAAGCTTTCAGCATGAGCAACCGCAATGTCGCAATCTTGATAGAAGTACAGATTGGTCGTTGCTGTTCCTGCACTGCCATACGGATCTACGAGAACGTCGAGCGCTGAAAAGAAGCCAATGTACAGATCGCTAAAGTTCCCGAAAATCAGCGAGTAAGGCGAACTTGAAGGCGCTTGGGTTGTCTGAACAACGGGATAGCCCATCAAGGAATCAGGTCCAGACATAATCATTCGACTGTCTGTGCTAGCAGCCACCAAGGTTTGCATCAGTTTGCCTACAACTGCCGGATGAGTTACCCATCGCAGGTTCCCAAGCAGAGCGTTGTCTTGGCTAACTTCGGTCATAATATCAACGACATTGCCATACGTCAGATTGGCGTTGCCGCTTGTTCCGCCAGATGAAACGTCACCGATTCCGCTTGTGCCAAGGATTCCGGTAGGCTCGTTACTTCCGCCACCTTTAAGCGCAACGTTGTCGATTTTGGCGCTGAAGATTCGAACCATGTTGTTGCGAATCAACTGCTCGACAGATGGGTCGCTCTGAATCATCAACTCGCGTGTCACGGCAACCTTGTTTGCCAAAAGCTTTGGGGTCATCGTCACTTGAGCAAAGTCTGGCTCGCTATTTCCAACTGAACCGCCCTCTGCAATGAATGCCGCTGCGGTGCTGGTGCTGATTTTTGGAATTGCAACATTTCCTTGCAGTCCATTCAGAACGGTTGCGCCTACTTGTCCAAGGATGCTGGTTGAAATCAAAGCGTCGATAAAGCGATCGCCTCGGTAGTCTTCCGGCACAATGTTTGAGCCTGCGCCAAAGGTTGCTCCGGCTGCGGTTGATACCGTTCGAGTCTGCCATCCAAAGTCGGGAACAAAAAAGCCTTTTGGTTGTCGGCTTTGCTTCTTTGCCAACTCTTTGCTGACTTCCAACTCAAAACCGGCCTTGCTCCAATCCTTTGCATCTGCGGCTTGAATGGCTCTTACCAAGCTGTAGTTGCGCTTTTCTTTCGGTGTGGCGTCAACGCTGAAGTCGATTGGCTTGCTGGTCTTCTTCTCCAAAAGCATGGCTTGAAATTCAGCCAGTGTTTTCTCTTCTTGAAGTGCTCGGAAAGCCAAGTCGTATTCGTTGTGCCGCTTGCCCAGCTCAAGAATCTGGCTGGATTGGTTGCGGTACTCATTAAGTTTCTCATTGACTTCATGCCGAACATTTACTTCCGGCTTTTGAACCTGCTCTTCCATTTTATTCTCCTGAATTGCAGTTGATTCATTACCGGAAAGATCCGGCTGATAGTTTCTGCCAACTCCAACAGTAGAATCGGCAGGTATGGAAACCATTGAAACCTCCAATGGTTTGAAGGAACTCACCCGATAAAGCGGCTTATCTTTGTAGCCGTTCTCGTCTTTCGTCATTCCTTGAATCTGGTATCCGATTGAGACGTTGCCTCTGATTCCGTCAACAACGTCACGATAAACCTCCTCCGCCATTGCGTTTTTGCTGAACCTTACTTGTGCGCGAAGCTTGTCGTTGTCCATATACGCCTTTTCAACCACTCCAATCTGCTGTCTTGCGTCATGGTCAAGAAGAAGTGGCGCTTTGCCTGAAGACATGAATTCCATGTCAACGCTTCCGGCATTGTGTTCGAGAACTTCATAGCCGAATTCTCTTTCAACCGGATTCGTTGAACTGATCGACATCATCACTCGACGGTCATGTTCTTCGTCCATCATCCGAACGCTTCCGGTGCGGTATTGCGTTTGAACTGGTAAGTCTCGCGTTTCGACTTGTTCAACTTCTCTTTCTTCCGGCTCTTCTGCGACTTCTTGAGCCTTGGCAAACGCCACAATGAACTCGTCTTGCGTTTCTTCAACGTCAATGACGTGTCTTTCGGTCATGCTAGTTAAATCCATGTTTCTCTCGCTTTGATTCACGATTTTTTCTGACCAACTTTTTCCAGCATCCCCACCCCACAAAGCCCAAGCTATGCGTCCGTTGCTTGGATAACCTTTTTCTCCAGGACTAAAACCTTCGGCTTTTTTATCTACTTCATGGCGAGCAAAAAAAGACTTCATTCTCTTCACGGTTGCCAGTGGTAGGCTCTTGCCGTTTGAAATGTCTCTGGCTCTTGCGATTCCGACACTGGTTCCGCCTCTGCCAAATTCTCGTCTCCACTCTAGGCCACGGTTTGCCTCGGAAATCATGCCCTCGGTTGGCTTGTAGCTTGCTGCCATTACTCGACTTCTGGCTCAACTGGTCCGTGTGGGCTGCCTAAAGGCTCAAAGGCTAGGCTGATTCCGTAGCGTTCCGCCATTGCCTTGTCATTTTGCATTTGCTGAAACACCTCTTCCACGTCACGCCCATACTGTCGCGCCACGTCATTCAATGACTTAAAGCCATTTCTAACTGCTTCGACTTCTGCTCTGATCTCTTTTGCTGGGTCCACCCAAGAAAAGCCTCTGCCTCTGAATTCCAGTGTGTTGCTGAACTTGTCGTAGCGAGTAATCGGAATCGGGATTGAGCCGGAAGTCATTGCCATCTTCAGCCACTCTTGACAAATCGGCTCGCAGAGGTGCTGAATCAAAAAGCTTTGAATCTGACGGTATAAATCGCGTTCTTCTAGTGCGCCTTGACGAATCGACGAATAACTGACGCCTTCGAGGTTGTTACTCAGGCTGGTGTACGAAATGCCAAGTCCACTGGCAATGCCGCGAAGAATGCCTTTGTGAAATTCGGCATAAGCTGAAGTTGGATGGCTAGGATTCCACTCTTGAAACTGCATTCCAGCCGGAAGCTGCTGAATACTTCCAGGTTCGCCAGACATGATTTGATTGCCGTCTGGGCTTTCGTCACCGATAAATCCTTCACCGTCTGCACTAACCAAAAAACCCATTTTTGCGGCTGATGTGCGAGCAGCAATCAGTTCAGCTTCTTCATAACCTGACAGAATTCTCATTCGAGACATGGCTGACGCGAACCAAGTGACGCCTCTGGTCTGTTGCGCTCGGTCAGGCAAATAAATGTGCAGAATGTCTTCAGCCGGAACTCTGGTTCTTTTGTCGCTTCTGCGCTGCCCGAACGTATCGAACGGATGGCCTTGGCCTAATTTCAAATAGTACGCTTGCGGTGCGTCGAACTCGTCCAACTCAACACCCATCACCACTCTGCGGCCTCTTGGCTCAGTGGTAAAATATTCTTCATCCAAATAATCCGGCTCTAGCACCTGAAGTGCGAGTCCGTCACGCCATCGTTTGCCACGAACAAAACGAATCAGAATTTCGCCATCTCGACAAAGTCCCTGAATGACCAATCGCTGAATATCTAGCCAAGACTGACGCTGATTTGCTGAACAGGATTTGCCCCAACGTCGAAAGGCTCTTTCAATGATTTCGTTCCCAGCAGCGTCAAGTTGCCCGACATTCGGCTCATTTAAGTTTCTGGCTCTGCTTTGCAGTGTGAAGCCATGCTCGCCAACTACGTTAGAACTCATCAATTGCAGGTAACGTCTTGCGTAGTCATCATTGCGACAAAGTTCTCTGGCTCTGTCTCGAAGTCTGCGAAGCGAATATTGAAGTTCTGCGTCTGAGCTCGTGGTTGAACCAACAAAATCCGCCAAGAATCTTGAACCAGCCGCTCCGTCATATCGACGTTTTGTCCGCTTTGGGCTTGGGTTCTCTGGTGCTGGCCTATGCACTCTATCCGTGAGCCACCACATTGCTTCAGCGATCATCCTGCTCTCCGAAATTCAACTTTCACCAGATTGCCAGGACGTTTGCCTGCTCTTGCTCTAGCTTGCTGATTTTCTTTAGTAACCTCTTGTCTGTAGTAGTCGCGCCACTTCATCAGGTCTTGAATTGAAAGCTTCGTCAGGCTGCGGTTCCCAATCGAATATTCTTCAACGTCATTGTCCGCTCGGCCTTCCAATAGGGATTCAATCTTGTCACGCATGATTTCAGCGTGAGTTCTGGGGTCGTGGTTGACGTCATAGTCATAAGAAATTTCCCAGTGTCCTTCTAAGACTTTGATTTTTTCTGAATCAGAGGTGCGAGTTATCCAGGCTTGCCAGTGAACGTGGCCTTGTGGGTAGGTTTGTGTAGTGCTGGAAGAGACTTCGATGAAGTAGGTGCTGTCTGCTTCTGTGGCCTGAATTTTAAACTCAGTTGAAGAGCCACCATGTGAGCGAGCGATATATTCTAGGGAATACGAATCTGGCGGATAATCAGAAGCGAGATCGTCCTTGCGCCAAAGCCAGCGT